CCATGAAACATAGATGCCAGTTTTGACCTTTGTGTCATAGTAGACAGAAGGCATGATTGTAAGTGTATCTGTTGGTGTAAAGTTGTATTCAGTCACATATGTCTGTGAATGTTTAGCAATCTGAACATCTGTACCCAAGTAAAAGTATTTGTTAAAAATATACTTTGATGGCACTTCAATGAAAACACCATTGTTATTATCATATCCTAGCTTGGCTGATAATTCAAACTTGTGATTATAAATGATAGCATACTTTGCACCAAAGCTGGTGTTATCTTTGAATACTTCTAAGTCCTTTGCAATTGCCATTCTAAACTCATAACCATCAACACCTACTTCAGCCTGAAAGGTTTTAAGTGGAATGACGTCAGCATCGATACCTACGCCTGGTCTATCAGCATTGATCTGTTGATCTTCCGCGAGTGCTGGAGCAGAGAACAGAAGTGTTAGTGCTACTATTACTGCTTTTGTTCTACGTATCCACATCCTTCTTTGTCCTCATGGAGTGATGTTAGTTCGGCATGCATTGCTTTGATTTCAGCAAACTCGGCCAAGATCGTTTCGTGATCTTGCTGGCTTCTAGCTTCTGTCTTTCTGGCTTGAACTTCTTGACCTACCATGATCACACTAAGTAGAACTAGTTGAAGAAATGTCTGTGCGATCCATGAGATTGTAGCTGCAAGCCCAGCGTGAATAGCGTCTGGTAGACTGATTAGAGCCAACAAAGCAAACGCATAAGCACACCACATGGTTCCTACTGTATCTGTAAGGTTCACTGCAACCATGTCGTTGAACTTAGTGATGTTATCTTTGATAGACATGATTATACTCCCTTTTTATTATTATTTATGATTTAGAGAGTTTGTGCGGGCGTGGGGGAATTGGTAGACCCGCCGGATTTAAGCTTCGGTTAACTTTGTTAGTGTGGGTTCGAGTCCCACCAGCCGTACCAAATAATAAGTAGAGCGCAATGCTCTTTTGATTCCCGGTCGTCTAATGAGTAGGACCACGCCCTTTGAAGGCGTTAATGTTGGGGCGGGGCCAACCCGGGAATCCAAAGTTTAAAGGGGAGTAGCAAAACTACTCCCCCTTTTTTTATTTACGGATTGTCCAAGCGTCTGTAGCTAACTTGGGATCTTCTAGATATCTTGCTGGAATCCAGAAGTGGCCATCGTCGCCCCAGTCTGTTCCCCAAGAGTTGCGTACTTCGTAGTATGGTTCTACTTTACCATCTGCACCATTCGCACTAGGATCAAAGTTATTATCATAACCAATGACTGTAACAGCATGACCACCTAAGCACTGTGTCCAGTATTCTGGCATTGAAATAACACCAGATTGTGCAACTTCTGGCGATTCAAAGTCTTGATAGATTTGAATGCCAATAATGAATGGGAATCCATCAGATAGACATTGACGATATTCGATACCACTACCATCTGCTAGAGATGAGTAAGCAGAAATCTTGTTCTCCAATGCTTCTTGAACTTCGATTGCAGGAGGAGCAACAGCGAACTTTGAGATATCGTATGGCCAATCTTTTTCTAGACCAACACCTTGTAGATTTAGAACCTTGATTGCATCGCGAAGAAATGCACCAGAGTCATGCTCGACTGTGCCTTCTAGAACTCGCTCTTGATAATAAAGTGCTAGTCTTGAATATGGACCACCATCATGAACAAAGGTAAAGGCTGCTGTGGCTGCTTGTGCAGAACAAGAACCTAGTTCGCCTTGATCGTATGGCTTTTCTTTAAACTTGCTTCGAAGACTGACCTTATCTGGTAAAGGTGCAGCTTTAGGAGCATGAATCGCACTAAACTTCCAGTCTCTAGGATCATATGGGTCTTTAATGTAACCATATTTTCTGGTAGGCATGTGCTTTCCTTTTCTTATGACATCGCTTCCTGTGCGATGATGTGAACACCAACGTTTGCTGCGTTAGATCCTGTTGTAATAGCAACAGTCAACTGGTCAGTTAGGTTACCAGCAACAGTGTTATAGAGTGGGAAGAAATATGATAGATCGATTTCTTGTAGACCAGAACCACCAGCAGGAGCAGTGAATGCAAACACAACTTCACCACCTGTCATCGCTGTAGCCGAAACGTCTCTCATTGCAAACGAGTAGTTTGACCCAAGACCGATAGAGTTTACAGTAGCACCATTAGCGAATGTAATACCATTTGCCTGTGTGATTGTACCAGCAGTTGTGTTTGATGTTGTGGTGTTTGCTAGTGTGTAGAACTGCGCACCAGTCAATAGAATAGGGCTTGAAGTTGTTGACGTAATCAACTCAACAATACACTGAGCATCGGCTGATAGATACATCTTCTTTGGTAGTAGCTGACCACGATTGATTAGACCAATCTGGAAAGGAGTACCAGTCATGGATGCAGTATTTGCAATAGGTGCACCAGTGATAATATTGCCATATGTAATGACTGTTGAGTTACTTGAAGTGATACGTCCAGTTAACCCTGTGTTACTTGTTCCTTGTGCAGGGAAGTAAATATGACGACCAGTAAGTGTATTATTAGTATACGTATTGACCTGAGCGCCAGTCTGTGTTACTGTAGCAGGAGCAGATATTGTATATGCTGTTGTGTTCACAAAAGATGTTACTGTAGTAGCAGGAATGCCCGTTAAGTTTGATGTAACAGTTTGCCCAACATAAACGTTTGCTGTACTACCAGAAGTGATAACAACAATATTATTACCAGAAGTATAGTTACCAATCAATGATGATGTTTGAACACCATCAAATGAGGTATTTGCTGTTGTAAAATAAAGTGTTGAGTTTGTGCTTGTTGAGTTGATGGCATTGTATGTTCCGTTGCCGCTCATTTCAATAGTTGCCATAGGGCGACTGGCCATAGTAAGAACAGGATAACGAGCAGTAGATCCAGAAACCGTTCTCTTAGGTGAAGTGTTTGACATACCATACGGATAAGTAAATCCGCGTTGGTCATCTTGTCCGCCTTCAATAACAACAGAAACACCATAGTGGAACATATCGTTCTGTGAAGCAGTTACGCCAATATTGCGCTGTTCATAACGAACTGGAAGGTTACCAGTACGTGACCATGGGCTTTCTTGTGCTGGAATAACAATGTTTCCAATTTGTGGATTTGTCGTATTGATCGGACCTTTATTACCGAAACCGATGTAATGTAGAACAATCCATTCACCATTGATGACTACGCCCCAGCGTACCATACCAGCACCATACCAAGTATATTCTTGCCAGATCATCTGAATACGTGACCAATCAAGAGAGTTGATTGTAGCCTGATCACCATTCCATGCTGGAAGAGGAACGCGATAGTCTGTTGGAACACCTGAGTTGGTGCCGTGATTTACTACACCTGCTTGATTGACATCTGAGCGAACGACACAAAACATACCAAATGGATTGGCTTGTGTTGTAAACTGATAGCTGGTACCAGTTGTCGTTGAAGTTGTTGGTGAACTGATAGCAACTGCGGTACTATTGATGATATTTTGCACAACTGTTGTATATGGAATGTTTAATGTTCCATTAGTATCTTTAACAGTAACACTTGGATTGATGTTTGGTCCAGTTACTGGCATACCAATGTACATAGTAGCAGTGCTTGACAAACCAGTAATAAGATTTGAGTTTGCTGTACTGTTACCGGTAAATGCCGTAATAGAGTTTGCATACACAGGATCACCTTGTTCCAGGAACACACCATTGCCATCATCGAAGAAACCTACGCGCTGGCGCTGATTTGTTTGTGCTGTACCAAAGTTCAAAGCAGTTGACATGATCATAGTCTTGCCTGGCTGATAACGATGATATGGTCTTGTCTGACGAATAGTTACATCACCACTTGCTGTACCAAGGCGCATACGAACACCACCAGATCCTGGTAGTTGCTGAATAGAAGAGTTGCTAGATGGACTAATAACATAGTTTTCCCAGCGCATTGGCTGCGCGCCATATTCAAAGTCTGCTTCGTAAATATTCTGGTGACGCGAAGTGCGAACGCGACCTAGATTGTCCATCGAACCAAAAGTTGGTTTAGATGAGATACCTACTGGCTGAATTACAGAATTGTTTGCTGGTGTTTTAAATGTCATGAAAATCTCCTAATACACGCATAAGTCATTTGATACTGTATTTATATCAACAGATCATTAGACATAAAGAAAGGGGGAGAACCTTTCGATTCTCCCCCCACAGTTTAACATCACTTTTATTATTTTTTAAATGATGTTTGCAACGGTAAAGCGGCGATAGAACACGTTCTGGTTTTGAACGAGTGCACCAGTTGTAGTTGAAGCAGCACCGTTGATTGCACCAGCAGCGAATGGGTTAGAGACCATGCCGTAGCGTGTCTTGAACCCGATCTTTGGCTGGAAGGTATCTTGACCAACCGCACGAACCATCTGTAGTGGAACGTATGGGCAGTAGAACACACCAGCATCAAATGCTGATGAACCCTTGTAACCGACAACGGCGTAGTTACCACCAGCATATGGATCGATATAGACGCGAATGCGACCATTTAGGACACCAGCAAAGGTGTTGCCTGTATCGTCAACCTGGAGGTTGTTGCTGTTTAGAGCAGGAGCGTAGTCAAGAACACCGGCCATCTGTAGAGCAGAAGCAACGTCTGATGAACAGATTAGGATGTTACCTTTACCACGACGAGTTGCCTTGGCAATAGCGTTAGCTTCACGTTCGATCTGGAACATTAGGCCCTTGAACTTTTCAACTGACCAACGGCCGTTTGAGTCAACGTCAAGGTCGAATACGCCTGGGTTAGTAGTATCAACAGCACCTGGGGCTGAAGTTAGAACAACTGTACGAACGACTTCACGGTTGATTTCAGCAAGGATTTCAGCAGAAAGAATGGTTGAAAGTTCTGTTTCTGCATCTAGACCATGGATTGCTTTTAGATCCTGGGCTAGTTCGATTGAATATTCAGCCTTTAGAGCGCGTGAGTTTGCAGTAACAGTAACCTTATCGATTGAGAAGGCCATCTGAGCAAAATCGTTGCCTAGTGTGGTTGAACCTAGCTGTTCAGCATATGAGGTCTGCATACCACCTTCAAAGTTGTAGGTCTGTGAGTTACCTGAAACAATGACAGTGTTTGAAACGCCATAGACGCCACCAAGATCGCTTGAAGCACCACCGACAACCTGTGTGTTACCAACAGTCGTATTAGCAGTGATAGAAGCGTTTGAGCCGTAGTATGATGACTGCGCAGTGTTTGGTTCGTAGTAGAATGCGTCCTGACCAGCCTGGTTTGAATACTGTGGACGTAGAGCGAAGATTAGCCCAGTTGGACCAGTCATTGGCTGAACACCGCAGATGTCATAAGCGATTAGGTTAGGCATCGCACGACGAACTAGTGAGATAAGCACTGGATCGTAGTTGAGTGAACCACCTGAAACGTTAGTTGGGGCTGAGTCTGAAGTTTCTAGAAGTGACTGCATTGAGCCTTGGGCACCAGCTTCGCGTAGAGCGGTTTCGGTGTTTTCAAGTAGCTGTGCAACAACCGAACGCTTGTGTGCATCTTGGATCTTTGGAAGATCAGGATGTTCAAGCACTGGGCCCCACTTTGATTGGATCTGTTCGTTGAGTAACATTGTGTTCTCCCTTTTTCTTTCTATTTGGGTTACAGTTATTTATATTTTTACTTTTTTGCAGATTGCGAAATTGCTCTCATGTATACTGACATTGGTCCAGATACGTCTGAATGATCATCGTCATCAGTTTCATAGTCTGTTGCTTCGGTCAAAGCGACTGTTTTCTTTCCACCTTCAGTTGGGAAGTAGGTCTCTTTGATTACACCAAGCTTCTTAGTGAACTCAGTCACGTCTGAATATTCGATGCCTTCAACAAGTGAACGAAGCTTTTCTTGTTGTGTTAGAGGAAGTGTATCAACTGCTTCTGCGAATACTCTATCAACTTCTAGAGAATCGACATAATCCTTCAACTCAACATTTTCTTTAACAACTGAGTTGACGCGGCTTTCAAGATCAATCACTTGCTGTGATAGTTCTTCGATAACATCAACTTTGTCTTCTGGAATATCAACATAGTTTTGTTCAAATAGATCCTTAAGACCATGAATGAAGCCTTCAACGACTTCAGCCTTTAGACCTGATTCAATAGCAATCTCATTATCTACAACCCATTGTTCGACGGCATATGAGAGATACTTGTCAACGTTCTCTGATAGTTGTTCAATCTTGTATGCTAGGGCTTCAACTAGATTTGATTCAAACTCTTCTTCGATGCGGGCAACTTCAGCGTATAGACGCGCATTAACAGCCGCTTCAAAAATGGTACGTGCTTTTTCACGTACTTCTTCTGATAGTTCTTCACCACCAAACATGATGTCTAGGTCTTCAGCAGCGATAGTAGCGGCTGATGAACCCTTAGCTGATGTTGGTGAGATATGCATTTGTGCGATAGTTTCGCCGTCTGACATATCGTCCTTGGCCATTGCACCAGGATTACGGCGAGTAGCTTTGGCTTTTGATGCATCGTGCTTGAAGTTGTCGTCGGTTAGACCCTTGAAGATATCACCGATCTTCTGTGTTGGCATACCTGAAACGTGTGCCATAAGAGCATTGATAGCTTCTGCTTTAGTAGCAAACTGTGGCATTGCTTCTTGGCCACCTGATAGCTTATCAGCATCACGACCTTTATGACCATCCTTACCTAGTGGATCGGCTGTGTGGCTGATACCGTCAGAAGAGGCGAACTCGTTTAGATTTTCTTCTTTCATTGAACATACCTTTGCGTAGTGGCGTTTTCCGTGAGCAACAGCAGCAGCGTGTGGATGACCTTCATTAGCATCTTCTACTTCATCATAGATATACTGATGGGCTTCTTCCTTTGACATGCCACATTTATGTGCATGTCGGGCTGCTTTCTCTGCGATATCGCGAAGATCCTTATCTTGAATCGACTTTTCCATAACTGTTGCTTCCTTTTATTTACTATGTGCTATTTATAAAAATGTTTTCGTCGCGAGAGAACTTAGATAGTTTTCGAAAAGACGCATTTGATTATTAGAAATCTCCGTCATCGACATTCTCTTTAGTTCTTTCTTGGTTTCTTCTAGCTGCTCTGCGGCTCTCCAAGAACCAGAAGCAACGTCATAAACCCATTCAACGTTCTCCATAACGCCACGAACGAATGCGTTGTGTGCAGAAGGATCGGCAACAATATCAGCAGCAGTAGCAAGCATAAAGTCATCTTGAACGCGCATGACACCATCAATCGATTTCAGTGTTCCCATACCGCGTGATGAGACACCAAGATTAGCACCTTCATCTAAAAGGTTCTTGACAATATCACCCATTGGTGTACCAAGAATCTTTGCTTTACCGATGAAATCTGAGCCCTCTTGACGAAGTGACTTGATCATCATACAAGCGCGATCTAGATTGATTGATGGACCAGCAGGATGCCCTAGTTCGCCATAAGCGCGGTTTGTTTCAATAAGTTCTTTTGTGTAACGAGCAACTTCTTTGGCAAGTACCTTCGACTCATAGATACGACCGTTCTTGTTAGGGCGGTCACCCATGAGGAAAACACCTTCGATATGATACTGCTTCTTACCACCTTCAGTGGCTTCTTTTAGAACGTCAATCTTGCTGTCTAGCATTTCGCAAATGAGTTTCATCTGATTATACTCCGTGTGCTTTGCGAATCTTAGCGAGGATTGCACCAGCAACCTTTGCGCCGCTCTCTTTTGAACCGTATTTCTTACCAGCTTTAGCAGCAATCATAGCAAAGCTTTTGCCTGGTTTGCCCAAGTCTTTGCCTGCGCGACCAGCTTTAGCTGATAGGACTTCTTCTTTAGCTAGTGCTTGCTCACCGTTGTTTTTGAAAGCAGTTGGCTTTGCTGTATCGGTGTTGTCTTTGTTTTCTGAACCGTCATCGTCTTCATCGTCACTATCTTCGTCTTTAGTGTCCGAGATGTGCTTTGCGACTGAGTTGACAAAGTTCTTGGCTAGTTCTAGTTTTTCTAGAACCCAATCAGGAAGCTTTGCGTTGTCTTCAATGTTTTCGTATAGTTCAGCGGCTTGTGTAGCAATCACTTCAAGATTGTCACGAGCGGCAGTTACAGTTTCGTCTGAACCTTCGTCGCTGTCATCGTCGCCAGCATCTGAATCTGTGTTCTTGTTGCTGCCGTCTTTGCCCATTCCTGGCTGATCTGATGAAGATGATTGACCTGACCAACCTGGGCTGTCTGAGGTTGCCGGAGCAGGAGCCATTGGCTCACCTAGTTCTGATAGATATTCTTCTTTTACATGCTTCTTTGCAGCTTCTACAGCACCCCAGTAGTCTTTGCCATTACGTAAATGAAGATTGATTGCAGATTGCATTTTTGATGATTGTTTTTCAAAATGTGAATCAGGACTAGTTGATTCACTGGTAACAACCTGTGGTGGAATCTTTACATGATGCTTCTTTTGTTGCGGTTCTGATGTATCATCACCAGCAACTTCTGAGGTTTCATGCTCTGAACCATGCGTAGACATTGCACCTTTCTTTTGTGCATTGACTGGTTCTACCTTTACCTTACGTGCAGCCATAGCAACTACAGATTCGGCAACTTTCTTTTTGATTTTTTCTTTGTTTGTTTCGCCATGTCCGTTACGATATGCAGCTTCGTCTTGGCCAGTTTCATAATCGGCGCGACGAGTTGTATCATCTTTTACGCTACCACCATCAAAAGTGTCTTCATTTTCTTTTGAAGACATATTTGGCTGATTGCTTCTAAGTGTTGGATGTGCTGCACCAAACTTCTTAATGCCAGCTTTAGCTGCATCACCAAGAACGTAGTTGGCAATGTCTTCAGCAGGAGCCTTGACTAGTTTACGAGCCAAGTCCTTAGGCTGATTTGGAATCGCCATCTTTGATTTGTTGTCTTGGTCAGCCATATTAGTCCTCTGTGTTAAAAAACTTCTTTGCTACTTCAATCTTCTTATCGTCTAGGATTTCTGCAACGCGATCCTTTAGAATAGAATCAACGGCTGCTTGAACTCCGACGATATTACCGTCAATAGCAAAGTTAACGATATCTGATGAATCATAGTCTGACATAATATTCTCCACTTTTTGATTATTCTTATTTATATTTATAGTATTACTGACTTAGCTGAGGTTCTTCTGGCCCACTTTGTTGTTGTCCAGGAGGTCCAGCTGGTGCACCAGAACCGTCATCAGGCATTTGTGACTGAGGAAGTTGTGCTTGAAGTTCCATTTGCTGCTTCTGCAACTCAAAGTTCTTCTCTACATCTTCTTGCATTTCAATCTGCATCTGTGCAATATCATCATCTGATAGCTGTAGGATCTGCTTCTGCACCCACTCTTCTGAGTAATACTTACCAACATATGGATCAACTAGAGCAAGTGTATTGATTCTGTTTGTAACGATTTCAGCTTGCTTCAACTCTGCGAAGTAGTTGTCAACCTGAAAGTCAAAGTGAATCTTATTGTGAATGTCTTTCCAGTCTACATCTGAAATAACACCAGTTAGAATAAGCTGCTTTTCAAGTGTCTTGTAGAATAGTTCTGCAAACTTGGTACGAAGGCGAAGAATGAACTTCTGAAACTTCAACTCATCGCGGCTGATTTCAGATGAACGCCCTAGATTGAATCCAGAGTCGCTGATCATGCGAGACACAGGAACGTTTAACGACTGATAAAGTTTCTTTTCAAAATATTCAACGTCGGCTAGTTCGCCTAGGTTCTGACCTGAAGGCAATGTAGTAACCTGAGTACCACCACCATCAGCACGGCGAGGGAACCAGAAGTCTTCTAGCATCGTCATGAACTTACGATCATCACGAATGTTGCCTGTCGTGGCATCGTAGATCAAGCGGTTTTTGTGCTTGACCATGATGTCGCGAACATACTGCTCGGCTTTCATTTTTGGTAGATTGCCAACATCGATTGAGAAGATACGACGCTCTGGCGCACGAGAGATACGGTAGATGACGGTAGCGTCTTCTAGAATACGAAGCTGGTTAAGTGGCTTGATTGCTTTGTGTAGATAGCCAAGGACGATTTTATTATCTTTATCGACCACACCAGATGTGACGTGAACGATTGAGTCCTTGGCGATCTGTAGACCCTGATTGTCCATACCCGTAGCAGAAGCGCCTTTGAAGCCGCGTTCATTATACATGTAGAACTCTGAGTCTGTTACGTTGGTGTAAATCTGACCTTTACGAACACGCTTGACTGGACGGATCTTTCTGATCTTACGTGGGTCAATATAGCGTAGTTCTTTGATGCCTGAACGAGGATCATTGATGTCGATCATCACATGGTAGTATAGACGACCATCAACGTACCAACGCTTGAAGATTTCGTAGCCGTAGTTATTAAAATCAAATAACCCTGAAACTTTTTCCCATTCTTCCGAGATACGCTGTTTGATATTGTCGGCATATTCTATATCGTCTAGATTGATTTCGACAATCTTTTTATTGTCTTCTTTGACAATCGCTTCCGAAACGATATCATTAACCGCCAGTTCTACTTCTGGCTGAATAGACATTTCGCGATACTTGGCAACGATTTCGGCTTCAGTCCTAGCAGAACCTTCTAAGTCGAGATACGTACCGTAAGTACCACCAGCAGAAACAACTAGAGCCCCATCATCCGTCTCTCTAGGAGCAAATGATGGGATGTCTAGTTGTTCTTCTTCTCTCTTGAATTCCCAACCAAATAACTTTACCATAACAATCCCTTAGTAAACCTTTACAGTCTACTTATATTAGTTACCGCCAGCAATACCTGTAGTGCCGCCAGTTACTTCCCACCAATCGTACATGAATGTTACGCGGAACTCTTCGATCTGATCTGTTGTGTTCCAATCTAGATCGATTGCAGAAACATCAGCAGGATAGATACCATGAAAAGTATATTGGCGAATAGCCGCGCCTGTCTTGCTATATTGTGTCACAGTAGCATCTGATTTATATGCGGCCGGTGATGAAGAACCGATAGTTCTTAGGTTGCCCTGAAAGCTATTGATTTGATTTGACCACTGTTCCATCGCATTACGAACAATAAAGTCTTCATCATTGATTACGGTTACTGTCCAATCCGCATATGTACGGTCACCCGCAAGATTAATCTTACGACCAAAATAAGGAACTTGAATGTTTCCCAATCTTGCTTCCGGAATAGAAGATGCTTTTATCATGTAAGGCACCTTAGTATTCGAAATAGACAAAGCTGGATTGTTGAACTGAACACTGAATAGTGATTGACGAGCGCCACCACCAACCAGTTGTGCTTTAATATCGTTAACGCTAAAGGTCATTGATTATTCTCCTATTTTATCTTGTTAGCTTTAGATAGCAGCCGTAATCTCATTGAAGTCAACACCTGTTCTTACCGCAACGAAGTTCAACTGGATAAAGTTGATTGAACGTGCTGGTTTGATATAGATGTCGCCTACAAACTGATTAGCATCGATAACTGCTGGTGTGTTATTTGTTGAGTCACAAACAACTTGGAAAGCAGTAATGCCCTGGCGGCCTTGTACCTGTTGCAAGAATGGTGTAACAATCGAAACGAACTGTGCTTGTGTAAACGAGTTGTTGAACTCGAATAGCAAGTTCTGTGCAGCCTGTGCGATTGTCTTTTCAAGAATAATGAATAGACGACGAACGTTAATACGATCAAACGCTGATGGGTTTGCTAATGTCTTATCGCCGTATAGGATTGTTCCTTGACCTGGAAAAGTCACAACTGGATTAACGCCTAGTGGATATAGAACATCGCGATCTGTCTTGGTTGGATTGTAAGCAAGCTTGACAATATTCTTGATCTGACCACGATTGAAACCAGCAGGTGACCACCATGGATCTTTAGTCGTATCAGTATAGACGCATAGACCAGCAATGTCGCCATTTAGTGGAACATAACGGTATACGTCATTGTACTTGTCGTACTGATATTTGTAGCCAGAATCCATGACACCATATGAAGATGCTGTTAAGCCAGCACGGAAGCTTTGAACAGAAGCAAGTTCATTACCTACGTTGTTGACAACTGATGAAGCATTTGGTGAAATGAACACAACGCAGTCCATACGTGGCTGAGCAATGTTCTGGATTAGATAGTTGCCAAGTAGCGTTCTATTTGTTTCGTCTGACTTACCAGTCAATAGAAGCGAGATTGAAGCACGCTCTGTTGACTTATAGAGGTCATAAGCGGCAGTGATTGCCCCGATGTTTGTACCAACGTTGCTTTCTGAGAAGCCGTCTTGACCACCAGCAAATGCGATAGATGTAGGAACAACATCGGTCAATGTTGTCATATTCGCTGAAGTGTTTGCATATGAGGCAGTTGGTAGATTTGTTACCCAAACATAGTTTGAGTTTTGATTTAGAATGTTGAGATAGTAGTTGGTTGCACCATCAACAGTCTTAGAATCTGTAGCGCGTGACATTCCCTGGAATACTTCTAGGATCTGCCCTGGAACGCCAGTGAACTTGCCTAGTGTATCTGTGACAACAGCATGGATCTGATCAACAGCAGCACTATTGCCATAGTTCTGACCGTAGTAAGAAACCGCCGGCGCACCAGTTACAGAACTGTAATACTGCCATAGACGACCAACGTTACCTGAAACGTTCCAAGGTGTTGAGATTGTGTATGGAGTATAGAATGAAAGGTTTAGGAACTCTTGTGCAGCTTTGATTGTTGCTGAACCGGTTGATCCTGTGAATGCGCTTGATAGAACAACTGATGTTGAACTTGGAACAGAAACGATTGTGGTGTTGTTAGCAAGACCAGCAATAGAAGCACTTACAGAGTAACCAATGTAAGCATTTGTCATTCCGCTTAGACCAGTAACAGTGTTTGACGAAGCAGTGAATGTTACGCCAGCATTGATTACTAGTGCAGGAGCAGTGCCCTTTGAAGCAACCTGTAGTGTCTGTGTACCGATTGTTGTATTACCAATTGTGATCCAGTCACCAACTGTTAATGCTTGATATGCAACATATGAAGCTAGGTTAGCAGCAGCAGTAGCAGCATTGATGATGGCTGAAGTATCGTTGAATGAAAGTACAGCAGTATTCGAGTTGAATGTGAATGTTGTATTTGAGATATTCACCAAGTTTGATGAATATGCGTTAGCAGTATCAACCGTTGAGATTGTAAGGCTGCTACCGATTGCACCTGGATACTTTGCAGTATAGAGGTATGTTGGATTTGAAGAAAACTGACCATTGTTTGCAGCAGTATTATATGCTGTCTGGTTTGTGATATTGAAGTTTGCGTTAACGTTCGAACCCCAATACGTATTACCAGCAACGTTAGCAACAATAGCGCCACTTGTATCAGCGATAGCACTAAATGTACCATAACCGTCAGTTGTAGTATCTGTTGTGTTAGCAGCGCGACTTACGTATAGTGAGTTACCATAAGCAAGGAAGTTTGCGGCTGTGAAAAATGTTTCGGCGTTTAGATTGGTTGGTTTACCAAAACGCTTCCATAGAGTTACTTCTGAATCAACTAGAACTAGCTGACCGATTGGACCCCAACGAAACACACCAGCAATAGCGCCAGTTGTGGTCGAAACGACAGGTACTGTTGTGGTTGCATCGTATTCGGTAACGCTTACGCCTGGACTGACTTGAATTGCCATTGTTATCTCCCTTATCGCAAAAACAGGTTATGATTATGATTGCTTTGATTGTATTTATAAAAAACTAATACTAGATGCTACATCATCAACCACTGTCTGAATGACGATTCGAAATCATCACCTGCATTGGGATCTTCCCATGCTTCATCAACATAACCAAATGGCACAAGATTTTCTTCAATAAGTCTCTGGTTGTTGGCCAAAACTTCAAGTCTTGCATCGTTGTTGCTTAGTTCTTTGAAATAGTCTTGATGTACTAACCA